AACAAATCCTTGGGTATTTACAGCAATATTAAGTACATATAAATCACCAGGTTGTGTGACTCCTATACCGAATTCAGGTGGTGGAGTTGCATCTAAATTAACAGCAATCTGTCGAGGTCCAATAAACTGGCTTCCCTGATTGTCTGCTGATAAAAGTACCGCTAAAAATGCTTCTGGTGACATACTGTTATTTTATTTTAAATATATGGGAAACAAGATGTTGTATTTGTTCCGAATCCGCTCCAATTACCGCTATAAACTCCTGTTACTAACCACTGTCTGGCTATAGAATTATTATTACCCCCAGTAACATTAGTTGAATAATACCCCTGACCGGCTACAACTCGGCTAGCGTTACCTACAGCAGGTATATTAGAGAAAATAGTTATTTGCTGTTCAAGTATATAACGTCTTACAAGATCATTATCTCCGTTATTTTGAGTTTGTAAATTTGTAGGTACATCAGATGTCCTATAAGATACTGTTGTTAGATTTGCAATAGTTCCATTATTTTGTAAAGACGCACAAGCTTCTTCATACCCTTGCGTACTTCTAATAAACTGTACATCTTTAAAAGTTTCTGGTTGTATACCAGGTTTAACTCCAAACCTAGGTGTAGTAACAATACAAGTAGAAGTATTAGCATCTCTTGCTATAAATTGCACTTCTTTAATAAGTGCAGGATTCCATGTATTAATAGTTCCTGGTAGATACTCATGATATCTACCGTATATATTTTCAGCTTGACATGGGAAAGTAGGGTACTGGTATAATTCTTCTGCAGGGACGGCAGCTTCGACGTGGGTGTTGAATATTAGGTCTATAGGTTGACCGTCATTTGCAGTTACTAAAAAATTATTCTGCAAATCACTTTCATAGTATATTAGTACCTGCCATATAGTATCTTGATTACTTCCAAGAATACAGGTAGTTAAATCCCATTCTTGCATTACACCATTTCCTATACCGGCAAAATTTACTCCCAGTTCTATAAATCCAAATTTTCTTACTGGTTGAGTAGGTACTAATTGACCAAGTGCGTTCAGTACTCCTCCTTGAGCATTAGATGGAGGGTTATGTCTTAAAGCACAAGTACTTAAAAATAGTTGAATAAAATTAGTACAGGTTTCATCATTATCGTCTGTGATTCTTATTTCTTGTACATCTCCGTCATTACCGGAAAAAGTAAATTCTTGAGCTTCAGCTTCTCCAATAGCAACGTTATTAACTGTTATTCCTGTTTCAGTATTATATTCAGTCTCAAAGAAATCAGTTAAATCATATAAACCGTAAGTATATACTAAGTTATTATCAGGTAAGTTATCTACTATATTTAAATCACATATTACTTTCATTATATGAGAAGTAGCATTACAGTTTGCCGGAGTATCTTTTATAGCGTCAAATTCTCCTTGTAAGTAATTTACTTCATTATTTTCTCCTCCAAATTCATCTTCAAAAGTATAAGATGTAGGATCTGCTATAAGTCCGTCGAACCCATCAGTATAACTATGACCGGGAATAGAAGCAAAATTAAAGAATTGATCCATGGACCAACCAGTAATCTCTTCCGGTGGTGTAGGCCACCTAAGTATGTACGGATCTTCCAATGTACCTTTACCGGATAAAATACATACGTTTTCAGGTATTGTATTGTGAAACTGAACGTCATAAGTTACAGTTTTATATTTAAGTTCTTTGTAGGGGTTTGCCTCATTTAATTCTCCATTAGACACCTCTATATGGCTTCCGCTCAGTTCACCATCAAATTTAGCTTGTTCTTGATCTCTATCGTAGATAGTACTGGTTTTAATGATTCCTGTTGGTGTATCAATTTGGTTACTCCAAGATTTGTATTTTGAACCGCTAGGAGTTACAACTAGTTCTCTATATCTAGTAGAAGATTCTAAGCCGTATTTAGAGCTTGAAACTATGAAATGTGCATTTGTAGCATTAGCAGCTAAATTAATAATAGGGTACTCAACTGCTGAACCTGATGCTCCATAAGCTATAGAGCGATAAGCTCCTGCGTTAGAGCCGAGTGTAAAAGCAGTATCAACAGAACCTGAATATTCTGGTCTAGTCCAGGACATTACAGGTGATTTAAATTTACTTCTATCTAATAAATGAGGTTTTATAATTATACCTGTATCTGATACTGATCTTGCTGGTACAAAATCTCTAACCATTCTAAAGATAACATTATCAAAGAACTTAATAAGTCTTACGAAATCTTTTAAATCGTATGTTTCTACATCTGCTAGTATTGTTTCTGCATATGCGTAAAGAGGTAAATATTTACTTGTCTCATACTCTCTAGGATCACCTATATAATCGTCTATATCAAATGGAGTATTAGGAAATAAAACTGCAGATTGAGATACAATATAAGAATTAATATTATATGTAGGAGAAAATCCTACCTCTATGTTATGTAAATCTTGAGTATAAAAATTATCAGGATTGATAATAGAAGTATATTGAGATAAAGTGTCCCCGGGTACTATACTACCTGTATTATTTAATCTAACTTTATCTAATGAACCTGTATAGGCTCTTTCTCCTCCAAAAAATGGAAGATCTTCTGATGATCTACCTCCGTATATTCTTATCTTTAAAGTATCTGAGGGTATACCAAAGCAATTGATTAGTGCTCTTAATCCACGTTCGGTACCTTTACTTTTCATTAATAAAGGTAGATTGTGGTATATTCTTTTATATATTTCTTTTTGATAATCGTTTTGAGAAACAGGAAAATCTGAACCTGAAATTATAGGTTCTAAATTAGGTTCCGAATCTACTATATCATAACTATTGGCAGTAAAATACTTAAATAAATCTTGAGCCGATCTATTACTAGTATATAGCTTTACTCCAAAGTTTTTAAGTAGATCTTCTATTAAGTCCTTAGAAGCTCCTCTGTTTAGTCTATTATCGTTATCATATTTTTTTGATACAGCATCAGTATAGAGCCATAAATTATCAAAATGCTGTGCAACCATATGAACAAATAATTCATAAGGTCTATTATTTTCATCTTCTTTTAGGTATGCAGGTATAGTATTAGTTAAAATATCAGGATTACTAGCATCATATAGAATAGCATCTCCTATTTCTGTGTTATACCAAGTAACTGCGGTTGTATCATCAGTAGCTAAGTTTACATAAGGGATGGTATTATTAGCTTTCGGCCAGGCTGTAGAACCACTAGAATAAAAAAGATATCTTTCGTAGTGGTCAAAATTATTTATAACACCTTTGACTAGATTTTCCCAATATTGTACACTCCCAGAAGCTCCTGTTCCTGTATAAGCAAAACCAGGATCATTGAAAATATCTAACTGAGTTTGGTAACTTTCTAGTAACTGTAGTTTGTATCTAAAATTTCTCAATCTTTCTTCTGCTGAAGAGAAATTAATGAAGTTTGCGAAATCGCCGTAATCTATTCCTAGCTCTGCTCCTTTTTCATTAAAGAGAGAATTAAGTTCTCTATAAGAGTTAGTAGTAGGAAAGCTAAATAATTCATTGTAGTTAAAGTATTCTGAAGGCTCAGTAGATTGATTATCTATTTCTACATTAAAGTTAGCTCCTCTAAGGGTAGGTATAACCGGCTTATCGGGAGTTATGTCTACATTAATTTCGAATGCTATAGAGTTACTTACTTTTTCTACTACTTTAGCAGTTTTGTAAGTTTCTATATTTCTAGGTAGAGGTTCTGCAAATCTTAAGAGTACTGCTGTAGTTCCTCTAAATTCTCTATAGTCTATGTTTATACAAGAATAGAAAGTATTACTATCACAATATAGGTGTAAATCTAAATTATAAGGAGATTCTACAGAGCGTCTTTTTGCTCTATTAGCAAATCTCTCTACATCAAAAGGATTTAATTGTAGTGGTACTAATCTAGCTTCTCTACGATCTGGTGAAATACTTTCAATAGAGAACTCTGAGTTAATGCCAGAGGTAAAAAATACGTCTCTAAGAAAATGATATAAAGATTTTACTTCCGAGTTATCTCCGTAAAATTTTTCATAATCTGCTTGAGGATCGATCGATATTTCAGAATTTCCGTCAGAACCGTCTTGTTTATCCCCAGATAAAAAAGAATAATCTTTATAATTTTGAATAGTCTGTAGTCTTACATTATCTAGTGTAAAAAACGACAATTCTATAAAATCTTCATTAGGTATAAAAGTACCAGGTATTTCTACACTTTCTAAGATAGCTTTCAAATCTTCATCGTAGATAGCTTCAAATCTAGATAGATTTTCTGGATTTGCTTGAAAAATATTGTATTTTACTTCTGCCATACGTTACTCTTGATTCTCTAAATCAAATATTTGTTGATTTGCGTCTAATAATTGCTGTCTCAGTTGAGCTATTTCATCTAATAAAGGCTCTATTTCTTCGGTTGTTTTATCAAAATTCGATATTTCAGAACTTTTTTGTAAAATATATTCGTGAGAATTTACCGGTCCTTCTAAAGGTATTGTATAATATAGCTTGTCGTATAATCTAAATAACTCTTCTATAGTATCAGTATCAACCTCTACTGGTGGTTCAATAAATGTTTTGAACTCAGTATCAAAAGCTGATTCGTACTGATTTTTAATGTACAGTTCTTTTTGTATTCTTATACGTTCTTTAGCCATTTCTAACTACCTTGAATATATTTTTATTATCTACAACTACTGTGCTGCCGTCTAGTGTGGTTTTTACTAAAATACGATAATATCTTTCCGGCTGCAACCCATCCATATAAACATCAAAATAAGATCCATTAGAATCACAACTAATTTTAGTAAAGTTAGTATTAAAATCTACTACCATTTCTTCTGTGTTTTCATCTCTAAGTCCCCAATATGATGATGATGGTAGTACGTAGTTTGTTAGGTATACAGATGAGGTAGTAAAGGTTCTAGTAGGGTAGGTAGGCCTTGCTGTTATCCTAAATCTCTGTTTACCTTCGTCGGTATATCTACCTTTGTTATTCTTTATATCTATCGTTGAAATATCTGTGGAGAGTAACGATAAATCTCCTTGATCATAAGTTCTATCATCCCATCCAAACTCTAAAAACGGTGGATAAATAGTATTAGTGTCTTTACTAAAGTACTTGAGTCTTATCGAAGCTGTAGTATAAAATTCGTATTTATCTTCTAATTTTACTAAAAAGCCTTTGTTGGGTAAATCGTCATCATAAATCTGTTTTACAGCTTTAGTAACATCTATATCCATATCGTGATTAGATGAAATACTATGAGATTGGTAGAACTCCATACTTTCTCCATTAGATGCTGTATACCAGTTACCACCTCCGGCTGTTCCAGTTCCATAAGAACCTGTTGTAAGTGCTGTAAATCCGCTGGTAGACCATTCGTTTAATTGACCTCCATTTTTATATACCCAGCTAACTCCGGTTCTATTTACAGGTTCATCTAAAAATTTACCAGTACCATTATCCCATTCTCCTGATCCTGCAATATAAATTGGATAAGCTTTAAGGCAATACTCTACAGGTATTTCTGTTGCATCAGCTAGATACATTTTAAGACTAGCGCTCATTGAACCTGTAAAGTCTAGCGTGATTTTATTGTTTATAACATCATCGATTTCACTATCTAAAAATTTAGTTACTATTCGACTAGCTTGACCAGTACCGTCAATAGTACCTTTATATCCTGCTATTTCTAATATTTCATCTCTTCCTGCATTTCCTGTACTGGTTTCAGAAAAAATGAATGAGTCTTTATCGGGAAATATTCTATAAATTGCCATATTATAATGATGTTGTTCTTCCTTTTATATCTTGATCAGGGTATTTTAATTCAAAAATCATAGTATCGTATGAAGGATAGAGTATATTGTTTCTAGTAGCTCCTTCTATATCATACGCATATTCAGAATAAAGTCCTCCTTGTTTGTTTTCTATTTCTATTTTACTTACTGTCTGTACTCCTACTACTTTATCTAAAACACTATAGATAGTAGATATATTGATAGGTTGGTTTATATTCCATTTACTTATATTAAAATACTCTTTTAAAGTTTCTGTACATGCTAGTAGTACATCTCTACTGTTAAAATTAGGTCTAACCAGTATATCAAAAGTTACTCCTATATTTACTACAAATGCATCTTTAATATTTAATGCATCAGTCAAAGGCATATAGTAAGACATATAAGTCCTTAAATTATTTTTTAACGTAGAAGTAGCAGGTATAAGTTTTTTATCATTATCATAAGCTAAAACATACATTGATAATGCTAAAGGATTACTGTCTATAATAGAGTCAGTAACTGATTTAGTGCTTGTAAGTTCATCTTGCGTTACGAATACTTTAGAAACTGTACCGAATTTAGGATCTAAAGATAGAGCTCTTACGCTATAGTCTTGTAAAGTAACTGTTCTTCTCTGTTCTGCGAAAGATCTTTGAGCATTTTGTCTTATTTCGTCTATACTATCTCCATCTTTTCCTCCTCTAGCTGGTAATACATTATTAAATGCTAAAGTATTTACATATGTTGTGTCAACTGCTGTGGATGTTGCATTGTATCCGGTCAAAGTATTAGCAGGTACATTAGCTTCTACTCCTCCTCCTGTCAAATACTTGATAGTCAAAGTTACGTTAGATGGAGCTAAACCGTAAGTTTGAGTATACAGAAAGTTGGAAGGGTCGTAGGCTTTATCAATAGTAGAGATTCCTTGAAGAGTACCTAATCCTACATTAGTTGGATCTGGAGTAAACGTGTCGTCATCCTGATCGTTAGTTCCAGCTCCAAATTGTATCTGTAGATTTCCATTAGAGGTGAACCTGGTTACAAATCTTTTAGGTACTTTTTGAAGTTTAATAGTATTAGGAACTTTATCTGCATCAGTACCAACGTTGCTTTCTGCTACAAAAACAGTATCTTGACCTAAAAAAGGAACTTCATACCATTTACTTATATCATCTCCTGAGTCATCTGTAATTTCTAGTATTCCAATAATATTAGGATCATCTAAAGTGATAGTAGTAAATTTAGTAGCTGTAGTAAAGGTTTCTGTAGTTGTTTTAACAGTACCGGAGAAAGCTTTAACTTTTTTAGTAAGTAAAAATTCTGAAGGGATACCGTTTGTTATTTGACTAATAGTAACATCAGTAGGATCATAAGAACTAGAATAACTAAAGTCTATTTTATTTTCTATGAAAAATTCTGTATTTCCTTGAGAATTAGCAGTAATAATAGCATTTTCAGCAACTACTAAAGCCTGATCCCAATTAGGTCCTGCGTTAGGTACTGCTCCTACATTTTGAGTAACAGTTAATTCTACTTCTGCTACATTAGTTACTTTAGGTCTATATCCCATCATATATGCCATTGTATATAGATTACCAGGATCTTTAGCATATTGTAAAAATGTTTCTTGAAGTTGAGTATCTTGATAGAAAGATAAAATATCTCCTACATAAGATGCCATTTCAATAAACATCATACCAGGGGATGTTGGAGAAAAATCATTATATGAGTCTGGAAAGTAGTTTTTTGCAAACTCTATTAGTTCCTGTTTATAATCAGAAAATTCTCTAGCTACGTATTTTATATCTCTTTTTTCAGCCATTATTGCTCAAAATTAATTACTACTTCGTCTTCTATACCTGTATCTTGTATAGCATATCTTAATAACAAAGTAACTGTGTTACCATCTGGGTTACCTAAAACTTGAAAATCTGTTGGTTTAATTCTTGGGAAATATTCAGATAGTCCTCTCTGTACCGTAGATTTTACTCTGCTTATCATTTCTTGAGTAATATTTTCAAACATCAAGTTTCTTATTTCGGTTCCAAATGTAGGATTTAAATACCTTTCACCTTGGCCGGTAAGAAAATAATTTATTAAATTAGTTCTAATAGCATCTTTAGTTTCATAAGTAGAATTAAAAACTGCTTTTCCTGATAAAGGAATTGAAACACCAATAGCTTTTCTAGGCTGAAGGTCTAACGGGTTTATCTTTCTACTATTAAATGCCATATTATACTACTCCGTATTTTTCTTTATCTTTTTCTACTGCTTTTTTATACACAGCTCCTGCTTTTTTTACAAAATCAAACTGTGATATATCTAAACCGGGCATTGGCCCTTTAGATTCAGTCATTCCCATACCCGATGCCATCATAGCAGCAAAGTTAGGTTTTTTTACCATATCTGAAGTTCCGGCATAAACGTTTTTATATTCGTCTGATGTCATAGAAGCTTTTGTTTGTTCTAGCATTTCCATTATAGGATCATCAGATTTCGATTTTTGTTTTTCTACTGCTACAGTTTTGACTGCGGTTTGAGGTACTTGTTGTGGTTGACTTGCAACTTTAACTGCTTCATTAAGCATTTCTTGTAACTCTTCCTTTACAGCTGCTTTTACTTCTTCTCGTATGATTTTTCTTAATTGATCAAGTTTCATAATAATAAATAGTTGATTTATGGAAGTTGGTTATCTATTCTAAATTTTAATTCATCTATAAGCACAGAAGTATCGGAACTGAAGGAGGGTTGACCTTTCAATACGATTACTCCTATATTATCTTTAGCTACTGCGAATCTTCTTGGAACTGGGCCTGTACTTACTTGTTCTTGTAATATTTCTAAAGTATAGTCTCGTCCATTAGCTGCTCTATATTTTTCTGTTATATCATTACTACCTGCAGTAAAAGAACCATCTACAGGTTGTACTTGGTTTAAAAGATCTTTTAAATTTTCTTGTTCTTCGGCTGATTCTTGTAGTTCATTAGCACAATTTTCTACATTATCGTTTACTGAGTTGAGTATGCTTTTAATATTTTGCAGATTGGGTTGTATACCTCTTACCAAGTCTTCTAATGTTCTAGTATCGTCTTCTAATGCTTCTAGAAGTAAATTAACTTTCTGTAATCGATCTGCTTGGGATGTAGCAAAACCTGCAGACTTAGCGAAAAGTAACCCCCCGCTAGGTCCAGGAGAGGTACCAACAGCAAGTGGTGTAGGATTTCGTTTTAATAAAGATATAACTACTTTAGCTCCTGATATTGGACGTCTCAGTTTAGCTGGTAGTGCTCCAAATCTATTAACAAGTCTTTGAAAACTATTTATTATTCCTAATAAAGTATTTCTAGTTTTAACTATTTTTACTAGTTTCTCTCTATTAGGACATCCGCTTGAAAATTCATTAACAAGTTTAGAAGCTTCATCTTGAACTCTTGCTTCTAGTTCACCTTGCAATCTTCCTAATTGAGTTGCTACTATTGACGATAATTGAGAACGAATAGGCATTATTCAGTAAATACTTTTTTTGATTTTAAAAATGATGGTCCATTAGGATTCAACTGCCGTTTTAAAGCTTGTATTGTAGGTTTCATTTGTATTCCTCTTTTATTCAGTAGAGGAATAGGTTTGTTCTCTACAGTCTTAGCTTTAGCCATATCATCTGCCATACCTTCAAGTAAGTTTAGTAAAGTATCTAAAAATGCTTCTGTCTGGTTTCCTAATAAGACTGCTTCTCTAGTTGTATCTGATGCAGTTCGTGCTCTTTCTCCTAAATACATTATAGGAGCGTCCATACATAAGTAGCTTGATGCATCTATATTAACTGAACCTTCTGTGTTGATTCCTACTGATGATACGCTGGATAGCTGTATATCACTTTCTTTTGCGTTAAAATAAAGCCTTCCTCCATTTAGTACTATTTGGTTGCCTTTATATTCATTAGATTTATCAGGTACTTCTGTAAATGCAGATCTTTTTTCGCTAGCTGGAGTGAGAGGTATAGAATGATTCGAGGCAAGATAAATCGAACAACTATCTTCGTCGATATTTTCTCCTAAAGTAGTATAGCCTTCTTCAGTTTCTGATTGTCCGTTACTTATTACTATAACGGGACTACCTACGTTATCGTCATCAACCCAGGGATTTCCTGATCCTTTTCCTCCAGTAAATCTTATAGACTGTCCTTGTCTTCCTTCTATTTGTATATCTCCAGGAGTTGAACGCACCGGATTTACTGTACCTAGTTCTTTAAAGTTACCTCCAGTAGAAATATCTAAATCCGTATTGCTATTCATATCTAAATAGACATTAGAATTAGCATTGTTCCAGGTATTTACTATTCTAGTATAATACTGTTTATTTCTTCTAGTATTAGAAGTTACTGCTTGATTTGGCATTTTTACTACTTCTACTATCTCTCCTATTATAGGAACTGTTTTGATATGCGAACTATATTGCATAGCAAAAGGAAGTTCTGTGCTTTCACCTTCTTGTTGATTTTGAAATAAAGGTTTATAAAACACTCCATTAATAGCTAATCCTCCGCCTTGCTTACTATATTCTGGGTGTTCTTCATCCAGTATTATATCAATAACTCTACCAAAAGTAGAATAGGTACTTTCAGAACTAGCTTTATTTGTAGCAGTCCTAGAGTTTATCAGACTAGTAAAGGTGTTGTTAAATCCCATTAATCTTCAGTATTATCTGCTGATTTTTCTTCTAATTCTTTTTGATTATCTTCTTGCTCTTCTAATAAATCTTGTAGGTCAGAAAAGTCGAACATTTCTTCTCCTCCTCCTTTTGCTTGAATAGCTTCTATTCTTTGTATAACGGTGGCAAGTTTAATTAAATGTTCATCATTTTTAACTCCGATTTCCATGTACTCTTTAATCATAGGAACTAATAAAGTAGCATCTCCTATGTTTTCAATCAGAGGTTTCAACTCTCCTATTAAACCCTTTACTTGAGATTTAGTTTCTTTAGAGTTGTTGTAGATTTCTTCGAAGAGATCAGATAATGTTTTTCCTTTAAATATTTCTTTATCCGAATCCATATCTTTTTATAATAAATAGATTATAGTTCTTTTATTATAATTTTACCTTTTTCATGGTACTTAATATAAATTTCGTAAAAATCATCTTTTAAAACAGATATCACCTTAGTTAAATGTGGAGTCTCACAATCTGTCATTTCTCTAATGTATATGTAAAGTGCTTTCTTTTTAAATATATCTAGATCATTCCTGGTTTTAAAAATAGTAAGGACGGCATCTGCAATGCGTTTTTCACTATCTTTATTAAAAAGTATATCTAATTTAGTGTATGCTTTCTCTACCCACATGTCTATAAATTGACTAAGTGTTATTCCTCCGGGTAGAGATACGTTCATACTTCCTTCGTAGGATTCTTCCATATCATCAAAAGAACCTATCTGTTTTAATTTTTTATAATTTTTATTATTGTAGTTTATTAACCACCTTTTTACTATAGTTCCAAAATAAGAATATGCTTTTGCCCCATTAGTAGGGTCAAACTTCATAATTTTTTCCTCTAATAACATTGAAACTACCTCATGTTTTAAATCTTCTATACGCTCTACATCGGTATAGTAAAATTTGAAAGTATGAATAATATTCTCAGCTAATTTATAAAAGGGGAAATATATATGTTTAGTAAATATATCAGCTCTATAATCTGGATCAGTAGATGTATTGTACTTTACTATGTACTCTTCTGTTTCTTTTGTGAAGTAATTATTCTTCGATTTCTTTCTCGCCATAATTCTCTGGAAGCATATATCGGTCTAGCTCTTTCTGTACTAATTTTAGTTGTTCAAAAAAATAACCGACCTCGTCATCTGACTGAAATACCCCTTTAGAGTCAAGCTTAGTAAGGTGCTTTTGTGAATCTGTAATTAGATTCGAAATATTTTGTAAATAGTTTGTTTGATCTGCGGTAATATCTTCGTACTTCTCTACTTTAATAAGTAAATTACGTAAAGCTACCAGCATTACTACAATAATAATAGATAAAATAACTATAGTTATTAACATTTTATAAATTTTTTAACATATTACTTAATCCTTGAGAAGAATTTACTTTTTTACCTGTAGAAGATTTAGTTTTTTGCGTTTTAGGCTTAGTAGTACCGCCACTTCTCTTCCACATATCGTACTCTACTTTAGAAGCTAGGAAATCCGCTGTATGTAAAACTGAAATTATAGATGTTTTTTGTCTAGATGATTCAACATTACTGAAAAAGTATGCTTCATTAGCTTTATCAAACACTCCGTCATGCAGTCTAATACCTAAAAACTCTTTTTGGCTAACTGTAATGCCGAATTTTTGTAAAATAAATAAAGATCTATCTGGGATTAGCATAAAATCAAGCTCTGAATTATATGTGTACATTTCTGAAAGCTTATCTTGACGCCATTTATCTGCTTGAGGAATATAGTTTGGCTTTTCTCCATCACCTATCTTACCTAAATCATGAAATAAAGCAGCAAATACAAGCTCTTCTTCAGTATAATCTACAGTTCCACCCATTTTTCCGTAGAGTTTATGCTGCTCTATAGCATATTGAACTACTCTATTAACATGATCTACATAACCGCCGGGAAAAGCATTATGGTACCAAGTTTTAGAAGAAGCAGGAGCCATAATATAGATCTCCGATAACTGTTCTAACATAAACTTAACAGCATCTTTTCTATCATCATTGATATAGTGATCAACAATTTTTAAATGTTTTTCCCAATTTTTTTGGATTTGCTCTGCCTCTAACATAACTAATCTTGAGTTTCTCTATTAAGTAATGTGTTGATATTAGATATAATAGTATTAGCTCTATCTAAATAATCGTAAGACGCTTTTCTATCGTTAACTCCAATAGTATAGTTTAATTTTCTTAGTTCGGACTCAAGTCTGTCTAATTTATCGCTTATAGCTACTTTACTTCTCATATAAAAGTATATTAAAAATATTTTAATTTATATATAATTTATTAAATAATAATAATAATATTAATAAGGTAATAAAAATAATTCAAAAAAACAACTATTCTATAATAAATTTTTCTTCAAATAGTTGAGAATGACTTTTAGAACCGCCGTCCCAATATATTTCCGCTCTAATTACTATAGTATCATTGGTAAACTCTGAAGGAATAGGTCCTACTATTCGTTTACCCCATTTCCTATTAGAAAGAGAAGGTTGATATTCTGTATTGTTAGGAGAATTATTTAAATAGAAGGTAGTAGACTGTACTAGGTCAACTTCAATACCGTTAGGCATTACCCAATAACTATTCGATTCAAAAGCTGCTTGAACAACTCCAATATCGTTGTAATAGTAATACGGATCTACGTCATCTCCTTCAATAAAAATATCAAATCTAGGTAGATACTCCCCGTCAAAATCTAAATCTACATGGTAATAACCGTTACTGTCCTTAGGAAAAGGTATATATAGTTTACCATTACAATCACCATCCGGACATAGAGGAGGTACGATTTCGTCTTCCGTACAAGCTACAAAAATAGTAGCAAAAACTAATAATAATAATTTAAAATTTCTCATAACCATTTTATTTATTTATATAATATAAGAAAAAATAAGTAAGTAACCAACTTTTTCTTGTGTTTTTTAGAGGGGGCGTAAAAGTCTTATAACGGCGAAGCCGCCGCGCAAACGCGCGAAGTTGCACCGCGGTTTTTAATATAGTTTAGGATTACCTGCTTGGAAGATAGAGCCTATTTCTCTAATTTTATCTATAGCAGTGAAGATATCTATATTAAACATTTCTCTATCATTCTCATTCTTTGCATGGAATCTTTGCTTTTTAAAGTATTTGTGTACTTGTCCTTCTACTTTCATACCGCTACCCGGCTTGACAGGTAAAGCAAATTTAACCTCCCATAAGTTAACCGTACCGGTGCCGTTGATCTGCCTTACACGGTGTTCAGGAGTATTACGAGTCATGCCTATCTTAATTAGATCAGGATACCCTTTATTGGTAAGAGCGTAAACATATTCTATATTGTCTTGTATGGTCTCATCAGTACTGGTATTCTCGATACCTCTAAGGAATTTCCATTTAAAGGTGTAATCGTTAATCTGAGTTTTTAACTCTATGAGATAGCGAGCATTAAAATGCTCTGCAATGTTCTGAGGAGGTACATTACGGGCTTTGGTTCTTAGTTGAAAGAAATTATCTTGCCACTCTTCTGCTCTTTCATGATAATCTATATCATCTCCCGAATCAAATATAAATATTTTTCCTTGCTGTTCAAGCTCTAAAGCTTGTTTTAATGTAATATTATCTGTTAACATAACCTTTTTTAGAATTTATTCTTCTTCTACACCGTTCATACTATTAATAAAACTCGATATAACCGTCGGCCATAGTATAATAGTAGCTAAATTTTCGGTAAACGTTAATAAAGGCCTATACATAGCCCATAACGTACCATTAACTATAAATGATATAATAACTCCTATTAAACCGTAAAATATAAGAAAATCTAACATAATAAAAATATAACCGTTTTATAATTAAATATAAGAAATTAAATTAAGGTTTCCAACTTTCTATCAATTAAAAGGTCGGAAAACTGTTTTATATGTGCACATTTTTCGTATTCCTCTATATCTTGAAAATAAAATAATAAATCATTAATAGATTTTAGAGATTTATCTAACTCATAATCTATACCTATTTTATAAATTACATCAAACTCTACTGGAGATAATCTAGCTAAGTACCCATATAGTTTATTATAATACTTATTTTTTATAGTATCTCTTACTCTACCGTAATGTTTAGGATGTTTTAACGAGTACATCTTATCCATAAAGTAGAAATTTTCTATACCTGTAACTACCATACCTATTAGAACATAAGGATTTTTAAGAACGTCTTCAACGTTGTGCTCTTTATAAATTTCTTCATCTCCTTGTTCAAAGATAGAGAATAGAGTATGTGGGTCTAATTTATGCACCTTATAGTTGGTTTGTATATAAATAGTTCTTAACTTAAATATAAAGAAAGCACCATAAAGATACCAGTACTATAAGTACGTCTATATATAGCCTCGATAGTATAGGCCTCATTAAATACTATAAGTTCTTTGACATATTAGATAAAAACCCTATATAGAGAAAAATTTGCTAAAAAATTTTCCCGGGTTTATTGGTTTTATATACAAAAAGTTCTTATATTATTACTATATACTAATTTTAAAGGTTATGAAATACATGTTAAGGTTTGTAATTAATATAGTTTGTATACTATGTTTATTTTATGTGGGTATTACATTAATAGCTACTCCTGAGAAAGCTAACTTCTCTTATTATATTTTTGTAGTATTAATGCTAGCAGCTATTCTATACGAAAACTATAGAAAAAAGATTACTTAATATATACATATATACCCCTATATACTTAAAATCTATCAGATATATACAAATAGGTATGGCGCTCACTACGACTCTCACGACGCCGTAGGGAACAATACTGTCAGGTTTATATAAGACTTACGTCACCATGACGTCTAGCTTACCGACCGGTGAAGTTAGGCCGAAGTAAATTCGACCATATCTTCAAACCTAATCTTTTTTACTATCTTACTATCTAATATAAAGGTATATCCAGTAATCATCTTATTGCCTATCTTCTCTATATTCAATAGATGATCTGATATTAATACTTTACCTTCTTTAGTTCTATACTCTTTACTTAAGCTACCCCTTTCAGTACCATTATTAGGATTATTATAAACATAAGTTGAGTCTTTAGAGTAATCATAATTTAATGAGAATGGAGTTTCGTTTAAGAATTGTTCTTTAGTCATATCTATCTATTTAATCTAATTAGTTTCCATTTTAAAGTTCTAGCTACTTTCTTACCTATTCCGGAAGCTAAAGAAAATAGTATTCTGGAAATAGTAAAAGTAAATCCTATTAGAGCAAATGACCAGACTATAATTCCTATAATCTGTAAAGTAAAAATAAATGTATCCATAACCGTTTTTTGTTTTTTAATTATATCTAAATATACGAAATAAAATTGTAAGTAGCAACTATCTCCTTAATTAAAAAGAGATAGCTGTATTGAGTCTGTAGGTAGAAGTATTTCGTAAGCTCCATCTACCTTTCTAGTAGGTCTAAATTCTTCACCTTTATTATCTATCAGCTTGCCATCTTTAACAACAAATGCATGCTTGCTGACAGTAACGATATAGTTTCCTTTAGGATGATCTTTAATAAAAGACTTAACAGTCTTCTTTCTATCGATTAGCTCTCCATAAAGCTTATATCTATTTTTAATATCTAGACCTTTTAATACTTTAACTTTAGCTATTACATCTCCAATAACTAATCCTTCTTCCTGAATCTTTTTCATTTCAGAAATAATCTCATGATTTTTAGTTCCCTTCTTATCAGGACGATTAAATCTCTCTTTAGCTATCTTATGAGCATCATCATAACTGATCTCAAAACCAGCAGCTAAAGCTCTTACGAAACAATCATTCTTTTCGGATTTAGCTATTCTAGAGTTCGAATAGCCTTTAATTTCTTTAGTAGTCAAATTTATCATAACCTTTATTGTTTTTAAATATACCTTAATATACGAAATATATCAATTGGATCCAACTATTTAAGTAAGTCTTTCCAAAAAAAAGTAGTGGGCCGAATTTTCATCCGACCCCTACATCTAATTAAAAAACAACAAATTATGAACTAACAATCTTATCTTTATTCCAGTGTACTACATATTCAATCTTATCCATTCTAACTCTCTCGTATTTATTATTTCTAAATACCAGCTCATATTCACCTTTATCAGAATTATAAGTTTTATGAATAGTTCCTATTTCTATATCAGCACTCTTTCCGGATTTAGTTTTATCAAGAATTCTCATGCTTCTAATATTCTGTACAGTCCAATCAAATCGAACATCAAGCGTAGGAAGTCTATATAAATTCTCTTCATCTACTTCAAACTCGATACCACCTGACTCTAATTTTTTACTCAGCTCAGCATTTTTAAGTTCAGTAATCTCTTTTTCATGCTCTCTTATTTCAGCTTCTTTAGCCCATAAAGCTTTTCTAGCCTTATCTATATCTTCTTTAAAATCATTTACTACACTATTCCAGCAAGCTAAAATATCATCACTAAAGTCTAATAAGATCTGACCTACCTTACCAATCACTACCATTCTATTCAATTCGAATATACTATTTTCAGTAGTAGAGTAAAATCCAGTTTCAATTCTATTTCTTTCATCATCACTCCAGCTTTTACCTCTTAAAGACAGGCTTAATATTTCTTTCGGATACTTATAATCCTCATGCTGCATCTTAAAGTAAATATAATTATCACTTACCTCAATATAAGCATCACCATCCGGATCACATAATATTCCGGAAAAATAAGTAGCCATCTCTTCAGTTAGCTTCTTTTTCTTTTTACCTTTTAATTCTTCTAATTTTAAATTAAGCTTTTCTTCTTCAGCTTTTTTCTTCACGACGATCTCACGGATCAAATCAATTTTTTGCATAACCTTTATTGTTTTTTAATTATATCTAAATATAAGAACTTTCAGTCGATCTAGCAACTTTTTCTAATAGATTTTCTCTATAATAAGTAACTTTATCAAATCCTTCATATTTACCTTCCTTAATTTTAGTAAAAGTAAAATGAGTAGGAGTATATTTCACTTTAGATCTTTCGTATTCAGATAATCCTTTCGGAATCTCTTTATACTTATTTTTATCGATAGGGGGTCTTATTCTCTTCATAAGCTAAATATACGAATTATTATTCAATTATACAACTCCATTAGTACCAGGATTCTCATCTCCAAAATATTCTAAAAATAAAATACTTTCATCTTTATCATAACTGAAACCCATATCCCAATCATATATCTCATTACAATCTCCACTATATCCTCCTGTATCAAGAGTATGAAATATATTTACTTCTTCCGGAATATCTGGAGACTTCAATATCTCCAGATTCCTTTCCAATACTTTTATTAGTTCTGACTTCTTCATTATTCAAAAGTAAAATAGTTAGACAATCCTAAATCTTCAGCATTTTCTTTAAACTCATCTTCTTCATAAATTCCAGTCATTTCTTCCCACTCATCTATATCATCATCAGAATCAAGAATAAAAATATCTCCTTTATTGAAATCACCTAAAAATACTAAATCTTTTTCTTCTTCAGATAATACTTTTCCATCAATAATATGATGTTCTGAAGTATCATCAGTTTGATAAATAATAGTA